ATACATACCTGCAATCTCATTTGTATCTTCTACTATAATAGTCCAACACTCTTCTGAATTATTTAGTCCTAGTTGCAAAGCTTCTACACTACCGCCATGAGAAGCTAGTACTTCTTGTGCATCTTCAGTTCTTAAGTTATTACTAAGATAATCTACATCTGCTTGAGTACTAGCTCTAACAAAGCCTTTCATTACATTCTCCTTGAACGTAGTACGTAGAAACCTTCCCACTCTGCTGATTGGAAAGTACATGGTAAGTGACTACTACTTTTTAAAGTAACTGAAATTTGTTCAGCATCACCTAACACACCAAAGACATAAGTTCCTGATTCAATAGCTGCCTGATTAAGTAAGTTAGCAGAACTACCAACAACACGTCCTGTAAAGCTTCTAGTATATACATCTCTCTTAAGAGGTGCTACATCAACTTCAAAGAAACCTGTGTTATCGTACACTACAGCATAGTTTCTAAGTTTAAACTTACCTGTTGTTACAGGTCTATCATTAACTTTAAGGACAGGTTTGGAAAACTCATACTTAAAAGTAAATGGTACACCAGCAAATACTACCTCACTGTTAGCTAGTTTCCCTGCTACATCAGCTAGGGTTATTATCTTACCTGTCTGGTCTATGTAAGTTACACTGCTGTCTGTATAAGGTATTGTAGTAAGTCCACTTGTCTCTAGTCTAACTCTTCTATCTAAGTGAATAGAGAAGCCACCTGTAGTATAAGTAGTTGCGTCATCAACTGACAAGTTAATACGTTCAAGAAATAAGTTAGTACCTCTTTTAATTAACAAAGTTATATCTGCCCTGTTAAAAGAGAAACCTATCACATCTCCACTAAATGTCCAACGTGACCAAGAAGATTGTAATCTATCTCTGCCCTGCCAGTAGTACCTATAGATGTATATAGCTTGGGGGTCATCATCTGTTTGGACAATAATCATGTCCTCATTGGATGAAGCTTGTATGCTCTTTAGTTCTCCATCTAGATACTCAGGCACGTGTGCTGTAATTTCTACAGCGTTGTTCGTGTCAGTATCAGTGTCTACAAAGTACTCCCATAGACCTGAGTAATCACCACGTCTAGAACCAAAGTAAACAAACCTACCTGATTGTGCAGGTTTAGCCCTTAGACTAGCCTCAAACTCTGTAGTACTAGAAACATTAATAGTATCAGGAGAAAGTATAGGCTCTCCTGTAACTTTAAACTGTGTTAAATCTGAGAACAATAATAAACTATCGTTAAAAGGTACAGCATGTTTAAGTATGCTAACCTTGTTAGAGGATACTGCTACATCAATAGGGTCACTATCAATAACTGTTAGTGTAGACTTACGAAAGAAATCAAAACTTTCAAACTGTCCAGCACGTGAGAAGATAACATTCTCATCTGCTAGTACACCTAGTCTATTACGATGGAAGAATATGTCAGATAATGTAAAGCCTATAAAAGATGGGTAAGCATTAGTTTCATCATCTCCTACATCTCTATCATCATAGGACACAGGGTCAAACTGAAAATTACCACTGACTAACTTTTTAAGTTGGTGTGGCATAGTAGAAGCATCTATATCAATAAGAATGTTAGGCTCTACTGTTTCTTTCCACACACCCTCACCACTGAACGACACGTAGTAATCATCTTGTGCTTTCTCGTTGTCACCTGCTATCTTAATAGTAAAATTCTCTGGTGATTCTACTGGTAACTTGCTAAAGCTTTGTGTCTCATCTTTAAATACTAGTAAGTGTTCTCCACCATGAGAGTCACCTACTTCTACTTGAAAGTCAGTACTATCTGTAGATTGAATATGTAAGACTGAGCCATAGCGTGTTACAGTTAATCCAGTAACTGCTGAACCGTTAGTTATATTTGTATAGAAAGTAGTGCTTACAGTTGAAGCAGAAAAAGTAGCTAAGTTTTCAGCAATCTTATCAGTAGATGCACCACGCTCTGCGTTCTGTGTTTCTGACGTACTAGCTTGAGTAGAACCCTTAGTAGCAAATTCAACTGTACTAGTATTAACACCCTTAGTCAAGACTAATCTATACGTAGAAGAGTAATCAGATTGTTTAACATACACTAATGCTTCTGGATTACGAGTAGGACTAGTAGAAGTTCCTTTAGCTGCTACTGTATTTTTATTTACAATAAATGTAGTATCAGCAATAGAGACAGCAGCAATTTCTTTACTTGGGTCTGTTAGACCTGACAAGTATGATGCTGCATTATTAGTAACTGTTTTAGATACACCATCTTTGTCAAACACCCTAATCGTACCTGAGGTATCTACTACCATAGAATAAAATTCATTCTCATCTCTACGAATGGTATGAATAAAAGCTTTATCTAAGTTAGCTATTGTACCTAAGTCTGCCACATGTGTAGTGCTAGGACGTTTTGATAAGCCTGTAACAACACTAGACAAACCGTTTTCTTGTAGTTCTGCTTGAGTGTTTAATCGTAAAGAAGGTGGTTGTTGTGATACCCCATTAATAAGATTGGGGATGGATTGACTAATGAGTGCCATTAGAGTGTTCTCCTACCCTGTCTATCAATTATAGAATATGTATCATAGTTGTCAAAGATGTTATGGTCATCAGCAGCTTTGTCAAAGTCTTTAAGCTCCATGAGAGCCATCTGCTCATCCTTCTCCTGAAAGCTGTGTAAAGTATTAGAACCTACTACACGGTCTTGGAAAATACGAGTAGAACGTAGTACTGTGTAACGCTTGGCTACCTCTGGTACATCGTCAAACTCTAACTGTACTACTACATCTAACTGTGTAGCAGCACCAATGTTAAACGTATGGTTTTTTCTATCATACATTTTAGTACCACGTTGTACTAGGTTAGGACTTTCTGCTGTTAGTGTAGCATCTGCTCTTAAGACGTTAGCACCAAGTATAATTTCACCGTTAGTATCTTGTGCATAACTCTTATTTAATTCTGTGTTAAAGTGCCACCCCATAGATTGCACTTCTCTATCTGTTGTATTTAAAATTGTTTCTGCTATCTCTGCTTCAATAAGACCAGAAGATAAACTATTAACTGGTGCTTCGCCAATGGCAGAAAGCATCGTGTTTACTGCATCTAGCTTAGTTGTTCCTGCCATGAGTTTCTCCTATGATTTCCATTTGACCTTGTTAGCCCAATAAGCAGCAGAGGTTTCACCTTTGGCTATATTTTTTCTATGCCTATCTTTGAAAGCTTTGCGTTGCTTTGGGTTTTTATTTGTTTCCGCACCCTGCTCACCAAACCTTTTTAGTATTGGTTTATCTTTAGTACCTATAAGAACAGCGTGAGATTTACTTTTATGACTTGGAGTTCTTTTAGGTATTCTTAAACCTTTGAAGGTTTCTCCACCTCTTTCAATACTCATTACTTTTTCTTCTTATACTTATCTAAGTTTTGCATAGGCTTACCTGTAGCCTTTGCTTCTTTCTTAGCTGCTGCCATACCTTTTTTATTATAACTATACTTTTTTGTACCTACCTGTGGCATTAGTATCTCCTAATAAAAAAAGAGAGAGGCTCTAGAAACCTCTCCCTTCGTGTTAGAGTTAAGCGTTAGCGTCAAGCAATGCAATACATGAAGCAGGACGTAGTACGTTATGCCCCATTGCATACTTAGCAACCATGAGTGTGCCTTGACGATTGATTTGATACTCAGACTCCATACCTAAGTCTAGTAGCTTAACAGTAGCTACAGCTTCTGGTGTAAAGACAAAGCCTTTGATTAGAGAAGCTTCAGCAACCATGTCTCTACCATCAACAGCAGCAGTTGGTAAGTCATAGTGTGTTGTGCGTCCTGAACCAGCAGTATTAGCTAGTGGAGCATTGTCAGAAGTCTTACCTTCAGCAGCATCACCTGTAGTAAAGTTAGTGTACAAGTTAGACACGTTAGCATGGTTTGACATGATTACAGGAATACCTGCAATAGCTGGAACCATACCTGAAGCAACTGAACCGTTACCACCAAAGTCTTGATTCATGTATGTTAGCTTTGAACCATCTGTTACATCCATTAACGCATAGTACTGTTCTGGTGGAAGTACTACTACTGCGTTCTCTGAAGGAACATTAGCAATGTCCATTGTCTTCTTAGCATCGAAAATAGCTTTAGCTAATTTTGAAGGGTCAAGAAGGTCAGCAGTAGCTGTACCAACAGTCACGTTTCCAGTGAAGTCTTCCTCACTAAATGCTTTGTAGTCTTGGATAAGACCAGCAGCAGCAGTTGCGTTAGTTGATAATGCAGCTTTAACAAGCATACGTGCTACGTTTCTATCAGCTTCGTTAGCAAGTGCAATACCAGCTTCCTTAGAGTAGATAGAACGAACATCATAGTGGTTGATAGCTTCGTCAATGTTTGCAATGAATTGGCTAGAGATGAGCAAGTCATCAATAGTTACAATGCGCTCACCTGCACGAATTGACCCACCTGTAATCTCATTTCCTGGAGTTAGGTATTCAGCAGTTGCTCTACCTGTCATTGGAAATGATGCGGATTTACCTTTTGAAATAGTACGAGTACGTACTTTGTCCATTAGGACTTTCTTTTCCTCATAGGCAGTTAGGACTTCACCAGCATATAGCTTTAGAAAGAGGTCACGAACGTCACCTGTGAGGTTATTTTGACCCTGAAAGCTTACACTGTAAGCAGGGTTTGAAGCGGCTTGTGCCATAATTATTACCTCGTTAGTTTAATTTAAGTTTAAGTTGTGCCTCAACTTTACTATACTTTCTCCGACAGATTGTCCCTCGCAAGGGGTCAGGGGTATTCGTGATTAGTAATTTTGAGTAGGGTTTCCCCTTCTAAATATATAAAAGGACAGAGACAGTAGTTAATACCTAGCTGCCCCTGTCTGACACCTGCCCAAGCAGCCGTATATAACGTCCTAAGGTAGCGAATCTCTGCACGTATGACGTAACTTCGGTGGTGAATTTATATATTTAGAAGGAGAGAGGAAGGAAAGGAGACTTCCTCAATCCCATACAACATGTTAGAACAGGCTAGATTTAGCTAACTTATCAGCTACCTGTTGCCTGTAGGCAGGGTCTTTAGCGTATCTAGGGTCACTCATAGCAGAAGTAAGTTCCGCATTACTTTCAAAACGCCCACCTGAGGATACAGCACCTGTGTCTCCTTTAAGAAGTTTAGGTTCTGCCTCAGAACGATAACGTGCATTAAGACCTTGTACCGCAAGGCTGATTAAATTCATGTCTTGCGTTTCCATTGTTGCATTAAAAGCATCTACTTCAGCTTCAGGTAGATTATCAGATGCCCATTGTATCATACCACTATACTGTTCAGTACCACCAGCAAGTGAGTATATCTCTGTAGCCATCTGAGAAGCAAGAGCATCCTGCCCTGCTACCCAAGTGTCTACCATATTTCTAGGAAAACCTGCCTCTTCTAAGGCAGTGTAAGCATCATCAGATAGTTCACCATTCTGAGCGTACTCTTCTGCGAATACGTCAAAGTCTAGTCCTTTACTATCTAATAACTCTGCTACTTCTGTTTGGCTTTCCTCACCAGTAGCTTCTACTTGTTCAGAAGTTTCTTCTGTAGTCTCTTCTCCCTTGCCTAGCTTACCCTCTAGTGCTGAGTAAGCTTTAGCCATATCTTCAGGAGATTTAAATTTTTGAGGTAGCCATTCAGGACGTTCAGGGTCTTGTTGACTACCTTCTACTTTCTCAAGCATCTCTTTGACATGCTCTGGATTTTCAGGTTGAGGTTCTTGATAAGTGTTTATAGCTTCTGCCATCTATTACTCCGATTCTGCTACGCCTTTAGCTAGTTGGGGAGCAGCACCTTGTGCCATTCCCATAGCTGTCTGTTCTAACATTTGTTGTTGCATCATTTGTTGTTGCATCATCTGTTCTTGTTGCTTCTGCTCTGGTGATTTAATCAAGCCAGATGTATCAATACCTAGAGATGCAGCTAGTCTATCAATGTAGTCACTTAAATTCATCTCACTAGCTATTACTTCTGCCCCTAGAGGTTGTAAGTATTGTAAGAATGTAGCTAGTTTATTTAAGTCTTGTCCTCTACCTAAGGCTTCTATACCTGTAACTACTGTAGGTATCACACTATCCTTAGGCATCCTTGGCATCTTACCCTGCTTAGTAAGAGACTCAAGTAGTAAGTTAATTAAAGGTAACTGAAACTCTTGGGATAGAATAGAGTACACACCACCAAGGGCTGTCTCTAGTTCCTGTGCCATGAAGCGTACTTCTTCTGCTGTAACACGCTCTGCTGCACGTTGTACACTACTGTTAAGTAGGAAAGCAGCAGAAAGTCTATCGTTAATCATACGCATAGTTTCTAGTGCTACTCTAAAATCACTAGCTTTCTGTACTTGTAGGGTAGATACATCATTTGTATCACCTGTTAAGAACGCACCATTAGGTGCTTTAGCTAGGTTAGATGTTTTAGTAGTGCCATTAGGACGTACCAAGAATAATACTTTAGCTGATGCAGCACTACCTTGGACGATAGCCTGTGTCAAAGCTTCAAGACTTCTTAAGTCACCTATGTATTCTTCAATAAAACCACGTCCATAATCTTCACCATCAATACGTATAAAACGTAATGGAATGAATGGGTTATTATCTTTCTTAAATGTACCACGTGAGTTAGGAACTTCTATTCCTGCTACTTCTTGATGTACATTAAAGCCTTTATCAGTAGTCTTAACGCATGTGTATAAGTCATAATTCTTTTTAGGTGAATCAGTTTCTGGTAATAATTCTTTAACTGAATCAGGTAACATGAGAGGTGACATAGTTTCTTTTACTAGTATCTCTAATACGTTACCCATAACATCACGCTTTGTAACATACCTGTCAGGTCTATATACACGCATACCACCTTCTCTAGGTAGATATACTAGTGCATTACCTGTTACAATAAGAAGCTTTAGAGCTTCAAATGTAGGTACACGTATTGCTTTACCTTCTATTTCCTGCATTGCTGCACGTTCAATACGTGCTAAACCTTCTTCAACTTGTCCACGATTATCACCTGCAAGTTGTTGCAAGTCAAAGTCATCAATGGTAAGTCTAAAGAAGGGACTGTTAGGTGGCAATAAAGCAAGTAATAATTTAGATGCAAGGTTGTTTACACCCCTTGCTCCAATGCCCTGATACGGTGTGGCATAGATAGATGAACTACTATGACCTTCCTCTGGCATAAGAGTAGGGATGGTTAGCTTAGCCGCTTCTCGTCCTCGTTCAAGGAACGTATCACGTTCACTCTCAAGTTGACTGTAGCGTTTAGCTACTGTGCCTACTTCTTGTTCCATTATGTAATCCTTTACTTAGGAATTTGTAAATTATCTTGTTCTTTTTTCTTTCGTGAAGTAGCTAATGCTACTCCTGCTACTGATGGAGCTGCCAAGTCACCGCTTTTTACAGCTTTCTCT